GTTGATTTCTATCTTAGAAGTTCATATAATAAATATATTTTGGAGATCCTATGAGTGATTTTTTTAGAAATCTTGTTGAAGATTTGAAGGATGAAGATACAGTTATTGCAGCTGATGGAACTGGTAGTGCTGAATTTACAGGTACTATTGATACAGGTTCTTATTTATTAAATGCTGCTCTTTCTGGATCTTTATATGGTGGTGTACCTAATAATAAAGTAACTGCATTTGCTGGTGAATCAGCTACTGGTAAAACGTTCTTTGTGTTAGGTGTTGTTCAACATTTTTTAGCTAACAATCCTGATGCTGGTGTTGTGTATTATGATACTGAAGCTGCTGTAACTAAAGATATGATGGAATCCAGAGGTATCGACACTAAGAGAGTTATCTTAGCTGAACCTGATACTATTCAAAATTTTAGACATCATGCTTTAAAAGTTATTGATAACTATGCGAAGCAGCCAGCTGATAGAAGGCCGCCTATGTTATTTGTTTTAGATTCTCTCGGACTACTTTCTACTACTAAAGAGATGGAAGATTCATCTGAAGGAAAAGAAACTAGAGATATGACTAAAGCTCAGCTTATCAAAGCTACTTTTAGAGTGTTAACTCTTAAGCTTGCGAAGGTTAGAATTCCTATGCTAGTTACTAATCATGTTTATGATGTAGTAGGTGGTTATATACCTATGAAAGAGATTGGTGGTGGTTCTGGTTTGAAATATGCAGCTTCTACTATTGTAATGCTCGGTAAAAAGAAAGATAAAGAAGGTACTGAGTTAGTGGGTAACATTATTAAAGCTACTATGCATAAGTCTCGTTTGACTAAAGAAGGTAAGCAGGTTGAAGTTAAATTATCTTTTGAGAAAGGTTTAAATAGATATTGGGGCTTAGTTGATTTAGCTGTTAAGTATGGATTATTTAAGCAAGTATCTACTCGAATAGAATTACCTGATGGTAGTAAGCAATATGCTAAATCTATTTATAGTGAACCTGAAAAATTCTTTACTAGTGAAATAATGGATCAATTAGAGCTTTTTGCTAAGCAAGAATTTATGTATGGAATGAATGAAGATGAAGGACCTGTTTCCGATACCTTTGTTGATGGAGAAGATCAACAATCTTGATTCTCTAAGAGATCAAATCCTAAACGTAAGAAATGAAAAGCCTAGCAATAGGGAAAATTATACTTCATTTTATGATGAACATCCCATGGAAGATATTGAATGGGATGAAATACGTGATCAGATCACTAAAGCGGGTCAAGCATATGTTAGACAAGTTTCTAATAATAATGATCCAGTTACCGTACATGCGTGGTGGAATGTTTATAATGAGCACAATCATCATTGTTGGCATTATCATGGTGATGCTAAAGCTTCTGGAACGTTATATGTCTATGCAGATAGTAATAGCGTTCCCATAATGTTTAAATCTCCTATCGAAAATATACTTGAAAATACACGCTTAAAGTTATATAATAGATGGATACAAAATTTTACACATAACCCAGAAACGGGTGATTTATTAATATGGCCATCATGGCTTGAGCATATGGTACCGGAACAAAAAAATATAACTCAAGATTTAAGAGTGAGTTTATCGTTTAATATAATATGATTGAAAGACAAATACTAGGCAGTTTAATTTATGATATTGACTATTGTAAAAAAGCAATAGCTTTTCTAGATGAAAAATACTTTCAAAACTTTGTAGAAAAGAAAATATTTAATTTAATTTATAAGCATTACGATACTTATACCACTCTGCCTACCTCAGATACTTTATTAATTGACTTAGAAGAGTCAGGTGGTCTATCTGAAGATCAATTTACTGAAGCAGAACAAATAATAAAAGAATTAAAAGAGCCTACTGAAGAAGTAAAAGAATGGCTTGTTGATAAAACTGAAAAGTTCTGTCAAGAAAAAGCAGTTTATAATGCTATAATGGATTCTATTCAGATAATGGATGGAAAAACTACGCATGATAAAGGAGCAATACCGCAGCTGTTATCTGATGCGTTAGCTGTATCATTTGATTCACATATCGGTCATGACTTTATAGAAGATAGTGATGATAGATTCGATACGTATAAAATGAAAGAGACTAAAATACCTTTTGATATAGATTATTTAAATAGAGTTACTAAAGGTGGTTTATCTAAAAAGACTCTTAATATAGCATTAGCTGGAACTGGTGTTGGTAAGTCTCTCTTTATGTGTCATTGTGCTTCTGCTAATTTATTACAAGGCTATAACGTATTATATATTACTTTAGAAATGGCTGAAGAGAAGATAGCAGAGAGAATAGATGCTAACTTACTAAATCAAACTTTAGATGAACTAAAGATGTTACCTAAAGAAGCATATCAGAAGAAGATGGATAGAGTTAAAGGTAAAACGACTGGTAAATTAATTATAAAAGAATATCCTACCGCTAGTGCTCATACAGGTCATTTTAGACATCTATTAAATGAACTTAAAATTAAAAAGCAATTTAAGCCTGATATAATTTATATTGACTATTTAAATATTTGTACTAGTCATAGAGTAAAAGGGGCTGCAGCTAATTCTTATACTATTGTAAAGAGTATAGCTGAAGAGTTAAGGGGGCTAGCAGTTGAATTTAATGTACCTATTGTTAGTGCTACGCAGACTACTAGGTCTGGTTATACAAGTAGTGATATTGGTTTGGAAGATACTAGTGAATCTTTTGGGCTTCCTGCTACTGCTGATTTTATGTTTGCTATTATAAGTACTGAAGAATTAGAAGATCTAGCTCAAATATTATTTAAGCAACTTAAAAATAGATATTCAGATCCTAACTATAATAGAAGATTCGTAGTAGGTGTTGATAGAAGTAAAATGAGATTATATGATGTGGAGCAACAAGCTCAAGATGATCTAATAGAAGATACCCCCGTCTTTGATAATACAAAAACGGGAGAAGGATTAACTAGTAAATTTAACGAGTTTATCTAGTCGTCCTGATTTCATTAGTTTATCTAATGCTTTAAAAAATGTTTTCATCGACGCTCCTGTATATAAATAGTATATATAATATATATATAATTGAGGATTTTGAGAATGAGTGATAAAGTTCAAATGTTAGTTAAAGTTCCAGAAGAGCTTAAAATACTTTTCAAAGAAGCTTGTAAAGCAAATGATACATCTGTTTCTCGTGAAGTGAGACGCTTTATGAAAACGTATGTTGAAATGCAAGAGACTATACCTGAAACTAAATTTGATGCCTGAATATGATTGCATTATTCCCTGGTCAGGTGGGGTTGAATCAACCGCAATAGTTAATTGGGCTCTTAAAAATAAAAAAACACCACTAGTTATTCATAATAAATTGAACGCTGCAGAATGGGAAAGTGTTCAAACCATGTCTAATATATTTAATATAAAAGTTTTTAAAATAGAGGAAACTTTTGATTTAACACCCGACCCTTTAAATAGAGAGTTTTATTCCAAAAAATTTAACTATAATTCTAAATGGAGCCCCGTGATCCATAGATGGGCGTATTGGACTACAATTAGTAATCTTTTATACCCCACAATTAAACATCTATATTATGGGGCTTGTTATGCTGGTGCTGTCAAATATGGTGATGGTTCAGGTGATAAAATGCCTGACATTTCAATATTTCAATCATTTGAAAATTATCTTAATGTTTATGGTGTTGAATCTAAATTTATTGCACCATTAGGTCATATGACTAAAAGAGAACAATGGTTATCATTACCAGAAGAAATAAAACGTGAAATATTTACCTGTCAAAAAGAGCACGCTATTCAACACAAAAAAAATTGTAAAAGCTATGAGTGTAATAAATGTCATGAATTAATGAGAGCAGTACCAAATACTGAATTGCATTTAATAAAATAGTTGAATTAAACATTATGGTATGTTATAATAATATTTTAGGAGGTTATTATGATAACAATGCAAGGTGATATATCTGTTCAAGATATAATTAACGCATATCAACGCTTTGAAGTTGGTGATAAACTTACTGATGAAGCTATCGATAATATTAAAGACTATAAACATTGCTGTACCTTTATGGGGTATTCAGCTGAGCATATTGCTGGATGTTTACACACCTTATCTCAAGTCAACAATTGGAGGATGTTTAAATGAATATATTTGTTTTAGATAGAGATCCATATGTGGCAGCTGAAAATATGTGTGATAAGCATATAGTTAAGATGATTATAGAAACTAATCAAATTTTAAGCTGTGTGATAGATAAATGTGGTAAAGAAGGACGTTCTATTGAATTAGAATTAGCTCAATACCCTAAAGCTCATGCTAAACATCCATGCACATTATGGGCAATGGAAAGCAAATCTAATGCTATATGGTTAGTTAATCATCTTAAGGGTATCGAAAATGAATTTAGAATTAGATATCCTAGAAAAGTACATTCAATGGATGGTAATTATAGAATTTATTCATCTGAAATTCAAAAATGTACATTTAAAAGAATAGGATTAACACCATTTGCTCAAGCAATGCCTGAGCCTTATAAAGCAAATGATCCAGTAACAGCTTATAGAACGTATTACTTAATGGATAAAGGTAACTTTGCTACCTGGAAGAAAGAAACTCCTCGTTGGTATAAATATGGTAGACAATTAATGTTAACTACCGTACAAGAGGAGATAAAGGATGCTAAGGTTACTTCCTGCTAAGTTCAATCAGAGCGCTCGTTTCAAACGACCAGTAAATGACCTCCTATATACTGATGAAAGAGCGCTCACCCTATTTGATCAAAACGGTTATGCATTAACCAAATTAGAGAAAGAGCACGCTATATCAAATGGTGTGCAATTAGATGAACATCAACATGAACAATGGTCTATTAGAAAGCCGTGGATGAATGATGGAAATCGAAATTATGGACCCCATTTAAACCACTGCTGTTTATTTGAAAGATGGGGATTCGAAGGTGAAGCATTAGATAAACTAGAAATACATGCTATAACAAATCCATTATTATTTAAATTAATTAAATTAAAACCAAAATGGGGAATAGATTTTTCTATGGATTATGTTGATCATACTGGTATTGTTTTTGAAATTTATCATATGGAATGGGATTCATTTGTATTAGAAGAAGCTGATGAAATGAGAATTAAAGTTCAACAATTAGTAAAAAATACAGATTGGTCTGAAAAAGCTAAACAAATGTGGCAAATGAGAGCAGAATGGATAGATCTTCCATACGATAAAATGAGTGATTGGAAGTGTGATTTTTTAAATGCTCCTAGAGAAAGATATAAAATGGCAATATGGGATGATTGATCATATAGGTAAATATTTTAATTCACTACCAGATGAATTATGTGATGATATAATCAATAAAATGGAAGAAATGATTGTATCTAAAAAAAATGGAATATATTTTAATAATGATGATAGCAGAAACGATATTAATATTTTTCCTCTACATTATCAGTCTTGTGATAAATTAAATGATGATTTAAAAACACATTTAAAAAAATGTTATAATGAATACTTTAGCAATTTTATGGTTAGTGTTGATTTTGAAGATGCTTTTGATAGTATTAAATGGCAAAAGTCTTCTAAGGGTGGAGGATTTTATACATGGCATTATGAACAAGGTAGAAGTGAGACAACAAGAAACCGTTTTGGTGTTTGGATGATATATTTAAATTCAACTTCAACAGGATACACAGAATTTAAATATCAAGATAGAAGAGTACATCCTATAAAAGGTACAACTCTTATTTGGCCTGCAGGATATACACATCTGCATAGAGCTGCACCTGATCTAGAAGAAGACAAATACATAGCTACAGGATGGTTTTCGTACAACGACTAGTTGATTTATTTTACATCAGTTCATATAATATAACTATGATAAAATTAAATACCTTAGGAGGTAATATATGTCAGTAGACGCACATAAAATTATGGCTGAAAATATAGCCGATGACGTGTTTGATGCTTATAATGAAAGCTCAACAATTACTAAAACCATTGATTGGATGTTTGTTGGTGACGACGGTGAATGTCTTGATGGTGAAGTTCAATACACTGCTAAATTTGTTGGTGGTGGGTATACAGTAGTACCCGATAGTATAGAACCTATCTTTGATGAACATTCTACTGCTAATGGCTTAGCTAAGATCGATTATGATTTTGCTAAACTTCTTTTAGATGATGAAAAGGATGATCTTTTAGAAGAACTTCAAGATGATATTGATAATTATTTAACTAAAGATAAATTTATGTCATTAGTTGCTCAGAAGTTTAAACAAACTAAAGACATTGATAAAGCATTAGAATGCATTATTGAGGATGAATATAACGACTGGTTCGACAGAGCTTCTGGAGTTTAATGCATTTAGTTGCTAAGACCGTCAATGGGTGGGTTATATTAAAAGATAAGTCACCCGACGGTATTCCTAGGTTTGTTTGTAAAAAAAATGAATCAGTTGTACTCTTTAATAGAGTATATTATAATTTAGATAAGGTAGAAAAAATATGTCAGCAACGGTAACACATAAAGGGTTTGTCGCTTTTTGCGAATACCTTTTACCTGCTGTTAAAGATGGTAGAATGGGTCGTAAAGAATGGGCTAGAGCTGCTATGTTATCTTTTGGTGATTTACCTTCTATACCTTCTGGTCTTGTTTCTAAAACTCTGCTATGGACTCATGAACCAACTGGTCGTACTTATAGAAAGTCGAGAGTTACTCATGAGCATTTTAAGACTAGAACTAAAACTTGCAGAGAAATAGTCCATTTATATATGGATGATAGACTAACACCCGAGATGTTAGAGATTGTTATTGAAGAAGGCCGACAAGTGCATTTTGTTGATGAGTTAGAAAATATTGCACTTAGACCTTTCCAGCAAGATGAAAGTATCTTGACTTGGCAAGAAGAATATGAAAAAGCAGGTATTGAATTAGTACCTGATCCTGGCACATTTGGTAATAAGACTTACTATTATAAATTAGATGAAATTTATTATGCTGATGCAAATGAAGCTGCAGATGCAACTGGTGTTCATAGTAAGACAGTTAAAGCCAGATGTAATAATAATAAATGGCCACATTGGCATGAAATAAAATACGAGTTTACAAATGACTAGAAACGAACATATGGAGCATTTAGAGGATTTAGTCCTTAATCAGGGAGTTGTAGGTGCAAGACATGCTATTAATTTTCTGCAGTCTCTTAGAAACGCTCTAGTCGGAAGAGCAAAAGAAGAAATAAATACTACGGTTAAATGGGATGGCTCTCCAGCTATATTTGTTGGTAAAGATCCTGAAGATGGAAAATTCTTTGTAGCTAAGAAATCTATCTTTAATAAAGAACCTAAAGTATATAAAAATAATAATGAGATTGATGCAGATACAGAAGGTGATTTAAATACTAAACTTAAAACTGCATTATATTATCTCAAAGACTTAAATATAGAAGGAGTGTTGCAAGGTGATTTCCTATTTACAAAAGATGATCTTAAAATTGAAAAAATCGAAGGTACGAGATATATTACCTTTCATCCTAATACTATTGTTTACGCTGTTCCTTATGATTCTGATTTGGGAGAACAGATCAGAAATTCAGCCATGGGAGTTGTGTGGCATACAAAATACAGCGGAAGTGAGCTATCTTCATTGTCTGCATCCTATCAGGTTAGCGTAAACGATCTTAATCAATTACCAGGTGTATGGCAAGTAGATGCTAATTATAAAGATCTGTCTGGAAGTGCTACTATGACTGAAAAAGAATCGAAAGATGTCTCTTTACATCTATCTCTTGCAGGTGGTGCTTTCAGAAGAATTGATGTTAGATTACTTAATACCATTTCTACTGATAAGAACTTATTAGAGTTTATTAAGATTCATCATAACTTACACATTCGCTCTGGTAGGGAAATTACAAGTCCTATGCTTTATGTTAGAAGTTTATATAAGTTCTTAGAAGATAGAGTTAAAAAAGATATTAATATGCTTAAAACTGAAAGAGGTCAAGAAAATAAACGCAGAGCTTATAAAGCAGTATTTGATTTTCTTAAAACACCTCAATATAGAGTAGTACCTATATTTGAATTACAAATGCATTTAGTGCATGCTAAAAAGTTAATTATACAAAAGATGAATAAAGCATCTAAACTTGATACCTTCTTAAAGACTAATAATGGATTTAAGATTACTGGTCATGAAGGTTATGTAGCTGTAGACAATATCAAAGGGGCTGTAAAATTAGTTGATAGATTGGAATTTTCTTATTCTAATTTTAGCCCTGATATTGTTAAAGGTTTTGAAAATGAACGCAGAACTTGATTTCTGTGTAAATAGTTATTATAATAAATATATTATGAGACAGGTAAGGTTATACACAAACCCTGAGGAAAAAAATGAAAGACAACATTAGCAATAGTTCTCAACCCTATACATTGTCTGAAGCAAAGACCGATACAGCTGTGATTACTTTCGGTCGAATGAATCCTCCGACCGCAGGGCATTTAGCATTAGTAAATAAAATGCTCGCAGTATCAAGACAAAAAAATGGTACACCTTTAATCTTCCTGTCTCATTCTTATGACGCTAAAAAGAATCCATTATCTTATCCAGAAAAACTAAAACTAGTTAACCTAGCATTTGGTAATATTGCTGTTAAATCTCAAAGTAAAAATATTATTCAAGTATTAAAAGAATTAACTGGTAAGTTTAAAAACGTTACTATTGTAGTAGGGCAAGATAGAATTGCTGATATGGAACGTATCACTAAAAATTATAATGGTAAAGATTTTAAATTTGATAAAGCTGAAGTTGTTTCAGCTGGTATGAGAGATCCAGATGCAGATGGTATACAAGGTGCTTCTGCTTCTAAGTTACGCGATGCGGTGACTAAAGGAGACTTCAATTCATTCAAGGCCGGATTACCGAGTAAGCTAAATAATAATGCTAAAAAAATATATCAATTAGTGAGACAAGGTATGAAATTAAAAGAAGATCTAGATACAATTTTTGAAGAACACCTAGACGAAGCAGGTGTTTTAACTATTGCAGGTCGAAGAAAAAAGGCAATAGCAGCTAGAAAATACAAGGCAAGACTGAAAGTTGCACGTAAAAGAGTAGCAAGAAGATTAGCTCAGACTGGAAGAATTAAAAAAAGAACAGGAAGAGCAGCTATCAGGTTAATGAGATCTAGATTAGCAGGTCAAAGAGGTAAAAAATATTCATCTTTATCTGCAGCTGAAAAGTCATCCATAGATAGAAGAGTACGTCAAAGAGGGGCTATTATTA